TTCAGATGCCAGAGAAAAACGCCGAACACCGCATATTTGGGCGGGTTGGTGTGGGATTATTGATGACTGGCCCAGACTACTACTGCCCACACTGGGAAGCAAAAAGCTAATCCATCTTGTCAAGCATCTCCATCGCCCTATCCCGAACGCGATCGTATTCTTCTAGCACGTTCTCCGCCCTGTCCATGTTTTAACTGCCATAGTTGTTCTCTATTTCTTGTAGGGAATAATGTTGTTCAATGCTGCTTTTCTCTTCGCACATCCACCGCACGGCTTGATGCCCACCTTGCTGGTTAGCTTGGCGATGGTGTCGCCGAGGCCGCGAGACTTCCATGGCTTGCCTTTGGGACACTCAAAGTCTATCTCCACACTTTTTATACCTTGCCGTTCCAGCACACCAAAGCGGAACGCACGGCCCCGATCGCGGTCTCGGCACAACAAGCAAAAGTGCTGTGCCGAAACCTGGCAGTGCGGGAGTAGTTGAGGGAGTTGGTATGTCATGGATCAACGGTCAAGGTTGGGCTGCCTTCACAGCCGAGATCGCCCGGAATATCGCATGGGGCATTTGCGAATGCATGAGTCCCACTAATCTTGCCGGTGGTAGCGTCGCACGCAAACCCTGTTGTTTCCTCCCACTCCCAGTAAGCGTCGTCCGGAGGGGCGAAGGGGTCGTCGATTAAAAACTGAACATACGTTTTGCCTGAATCGAAAGTCTTGCTATCACCACAATCTGTTGTTTCCGTATGAGTCTGTTTAACAATTTTGACACGGCCGGTGTATTCAACAGCGTTAATTATAAACCACTGAGCCAAGCAATAATCATCGGTGACGGCGTAGCTCGACCAACTCATGTCGGGAATGCTTGTACATCGAGCGGGGTTTAGGGTTCCCGCGGTTACCCCGTTAACTTGCATCACACTAGGCGTATTCCCACTTCCAGTGGGGTCGCACTTCTGACAGCCCCCACAGCAACAATACCTCGCCACACTAGCCATTACGCACACTCCCCGTCTACGGCGTTGACGTATTCAAATGTAAATGCAACAGCGCCCGCGTCGTCGATGTCTGACCACATCCGCACGACAGGACTGCCCAGCACCGGCTGTATCTCTAGGTCCGTATTGTCGGTGAACACCGCGCCGTCGATGTCGATGCTGTTGCCCTGAACGCCTGCCCCGCTGTTGTTGGCCTCGTTCGCGTTGATCGCAAACCCTGCGCTCGTCGTGCCCGTGCGCCCCCCGGTCATATCCTGAAGTCCGGTGGCCGTGCGGTTTTGTTCGGTCCATGCGTACTTCCAGCGATTGGTCCCGTTCGTCGCGTTGCCCGTGATCTTCGCCCAGAATGGAGAGGTACTCTCCGGCACCACAAACCACTGGCTAGAGTTGTCGGGTCCGAACTTATGGCCGAGCGTGACAAGGTCATCCACCGCGCGGGGCTGGCCGTCCACGATGCGCACCTTGGGCGGGTTGGTGCTCTCGCCGTCCCACGTGCGCCCATTGGCCGCCGCAATGAAGTCGGTGCCTGCGTCGGACCACGCCTGCTCGATGGCTGTGACCAGTAGCGGATCGCCTGAGTCCACCTCAGTCACTCGCGCGATGATGAACGACTGCGGCCCTGTGTTGTTGATGGGTCCGCCCGCCCGTGACAGCGACACGGATACATCGCCGCCGGCCGTCTGCGTGACTTTCACGCCACCACCACCACGCACAGATGTCACCGGCGCATTCTTAGCTGCGTTCAGCCAGTCCGCACGGATCACGTCGCCCGTCTTGATGTCGTCCGGTTTTAATGTCATCGGATGTCGCAGAGAACCGCCAGCTTTACAATCTCGCCAACGACGCCACTGCCGGTTGCCCCGTCGGTAATTGCCAAGGTCAGTCGGATGTCTAGCACGTCGCCCGATGTCAGTCCGGTTGGCGTGACCGTGAACGACTTGTCTGCGTGCGTGGCCGAGTTCATCGTGGTGGCTGATGTCGCACAGATGTCGCTGCCAGCGGTGCCGTCGCCCGCGTAGGCGTAACACTCAACGTCAACGGTCGCGGTGGTGTCCGATACAACCTCCATGCCGCAAGTCAGCAGCACGGTGATCGTCTCGCCGTCGATGTAGCCGGCAGGCAAGGTGAACTGGAACCGGCCACGCTGGGTCACGCTGGCCGCTGCTGCGTCGCCAGTCTGCAGTCGCGGGCTGTCGGTGCCGAATGTACCCTCGATCAAGCCGAGGTCATCCGCAGCAGCGGTGCCGGGTAACGACGCTGTGAGGTCGTCCCACGTCTTCACGCTGTCAAGTCGAACGCCGAACGCAGCTAGGTCGTTGCGCACGATCTTGGAGCGGGCAATCGAGTCGTCTTTGAGTAGCAGCGATGCAGCCGCGTTGAGGTTGAGCGTGCCACGCACGTCTAGTGTTTCGTTGGTTTCAATTCTTGGCATTTAGAAGTCCTGGTTGAAGTCTGTGGTGGGGAAGTATTCGACCTTGACGACTTCCTTGCCGTTGGGCAGGGGTAGGTCGCCGGCGTCGATCAATGGCACTTGGCCGGTCTGCGGGTCAATGAACACGGCGGTGGTGTCGTTGTCCCACGTCTGGTCGTCGTACTCAAAGTTAAACCGCATCGAGTACAGCGGTGGGGTTGTCGTGTTGTCGAGCAGGCGGAACGTGACCGCCGTACACATCCAGGTGCGAGCCGCCCCGCCCTGCCATGTCGCAGAGTTGAGGTGTCCGGCGTTGTTCTGGGAGATGGCGCCCGGCGTGGATGTCTGTACGATGATCTCGCCGCTGAGCGTGGACATCGGCACCATCACGTCCAGCTCGGCGTTGACCTCTTCAGTTGTGCCGGCCTTTGGCGTGCCGTCTGGATAGGTCGCTTTTGAGTCGTCCGGCCACAGGTGGCTCACGGTGATGGGCGCGCCGTTGCGATCCTTCTGTGTCCTGATCTGCTTGAGTGCGGTCCCGCCTTCAAGTACCGGAACGCCGCCAGTCTCAGATGATGAGCCGTCTCGCCGCTTGTAGCTAAGCTGGACGGTTGCACTGGTTCGCTCGCCGTCGATGAGTGACGGGTTGCGGCCTTCCAGATACAGCGTCTCGCCGCTTGCCAGTACTAGGGATGAGCCGGACGCGGGCAGGCCGGTCGCACTCAGGGCTTCCGTGACCCATCCGCTGTCGGTGCTGGTCATGCCTTCGACGCGGGCCGTGGCCGTGATCTCTTGCACAAGCCCCTTGTCCTGCTTGGCCGAGTTGCCCTTGAGTTGAAAGTTTACTGCTGTTGCCATTTATGCCGCCCTCGATCCGCCTGCGCCTTGGTCAAGAATCGCCTGGTGGATCTTCTTGAGTTGTTCTTCTGCTGCGGGGTCTTTCACTTCTTGCTTCTTAGCCCCTCCCGCTGGGCCGCCTGCCAGTACCGATCGGGATAGCGACAGGGAAGATGCCGACGCGGCAGAGCCAGCCGACGCGCCCGATCCCGCAAGGTCTTTATCCTTCAGCAAGTCCTTGGTTTCGTCTTCCATCTTGAGGTCGGGAAACTCTAGTCCGCTGCCTGCGTCCGGCATGTTGAACTGATCCTTGATGGTGTCGAACATCCCGGCCACGCCTGCCGATGTTTTGTCTGACTCGCCCATGCGCTTGGCGAGGTGTTCAGCCAGCCCGTCGCCGAGGTCGTCGCCGAGCGCCGACACGTCTTTGCCCAGTTGCGCTTCTAGTGGTCCGATGGCTCGCTTGGCGATGTCGGGCAGCGTTGTCAGCGTGGCTTCAAACCCGTCGGTTAGCGGCGTCCAGATGTCGGCGAACGACGTGGTGCCCGCCATCAAGCCGGGGATCGCCTTAAAGAAGTCCACAATGTTCTTGCCAATGTTTAAGAACACGGTGTTCGTGAAATTGCTGATGTCAACAAGCAGGTCGAACCAGTTCTTGCTGAGCCACTTAAGCACCGACGGAATCACATCGGTGAAGACGTGCGATATTTGGTTGCCCAGCTTGACGACCGACAACGCGACGCTTAGCGCCGCAAGCTCAACGATCGACTTCCAATTCGTGAAAGAGAACTCAACCACGGCCAGTGCGGCAATGACGAGATTCTTGAACCCCTCCAACGCATTGCCGCCCAGCCCCAGCCATCCGGTGAAGGCTGATAGCCATTCGCTTATCTTGGCGAACCCGGTAGCGACGCCGCCGGCCACTGCGGAGATGACCGCGATCGTTGTCCGTCCGAGTTGGATCACGTAGGGGGCCATCGTGGACAAGTACGCGACGACGCCCGCGAGCACGTTGTCGCGGATGCCTGCCCACACGCTGCCGATGGTCGCCGCCAGCACTGTCACTTTAGAACCTACACTTGCCAGCACGCCGCCGAGGAATGTCCGCATGGTGCCAAGGAACCCGATCACGTTGCCCATTGCCGCCTTGAGGTTGAACGCCTTGATGATGTTCTGTGCGATGTCGCGCAGGGCCAGCCCCACGTTGTCCTTGAGTGTGGAGAACAGACCGCCGAGCGTTTGGCTTTGCGCGTCCATCAGTCCAGCGAACTGCCCGCCCTCGCTGGTCATGCTCGCCATAGCCTTCTGTAGTTCGGGGAATCCAATCTTGCCCTGCGTCACCAGCCCCTTAACCTCGGACTCGGCCACGCCGAACATCTTGGCGAACTCGGATATGACCGGGATGCCGCGCCCCACGAGTTGGTTCACGTCCTCGGCCATCAGCCGGCCAGCCACGCGAGCCTTGCCGTAAATCTCAGCCAGTTCAGATACAGGCGTGCCCACGCCAGATGCGATGTCGCCCAGCATCTTCATGGTCGGGATGATGTTGTCGGCACTCTCGCCAAACGCCAGCAGCTTGGTGGTCGCCTGTTGTAGCTCGGGGAACTGGAACGGCGTAGATGCGGCGAAGTCGGTCAGGTCGGCCAGCAGTTGCTTGGCCTTCTCTCCGCTGCCGATCATCGTGGTCATTGCCACTTCGGCCTGCTCAAAGTCAGACGCCAACTTGAACCCGGTCGATAGCCCTTGATACGCCGCACGCAGCGACAAGAACGCCCCGCCCGCAACAGCTAACTTGCCGACCATCGACGTGATCCCACTCGACATCTTCGACGTGGACGACAAGAACATGCCCGTGTCCTTACGGGCGGACTTCATGCCACGGCTGAACTTGCTGGTGTTCGCACTGAGGATGACTGCCAGGTTGCCGATTGAAGTTGCTATGGCTTGGTCTTCTTTTGCTTGCGGTTGTGTTGAACTGCGAACTGCTTGAACTTCGCTGCTAGTTGTTCCACGCTGTCTTGTGGCTTCATGTCGATGTAATGCGACGCCATGTAATCCGAGAACTTGACATGCTTGGCTCCCATCGCCTGTGCGACTGTTGCCGCCACGATTGCTGCCCTAAAGTCGTCACGCTCCACACCGAACGGCTCGACCTGCCCGTATGCCTTCCACTGCCTGAACTCTCGCATAGTGCATCGCTGCTTTGCCTCCGCTACTGGACACGACCACGCCAACGCTAGCCGGTGCCAGAATCTTCCGTCGTGGTCGTTTCGGAGTTTCCCGAGAGTTCATCCGTATCTTGGTCTGAGATGCCGCAGTGTTCTTTTGCTGCGCCGCCGATGGCCTTTAGCTTGGCGAACGGTATCTTGTTGGCCTGTGCCAGTTCGCCGCGCTTGAACATCGGCTTGCCCTCGCCATCCACCAGCACGCACACGGCAATGCGGGCGAGCATGGCACGCTCGTCAATAACCGCGCCCGGTCCGCGAATAAAGTCGAAGTCTTCGCCCGTTGCTTGGGATAGGCTGATCGAACCCACGCCGGGCACGTCGCCCGTCCACACGTCAGGCGTCGCCAGTAAGTCTTGCTTTGTCAGTCCCATGTTCATCCTTTTGTTGGGGTTCGGTTTCTTCCACTACGCCCGCTGGCTTGTTGCCCGGCTTGTCGTGTTCAACAACACGGACCACGCCCCAGCCTGCTAATTCGTTCCCAAGGGCGGCGTCGCACTTGACGACCTTGCCGACGCCGCCCTTGACTCGCTTGGTTTCTTTGAGTATTTCAACCTTCATGCTTACGCCTCATCCTCGTCGGTGATGTCGCCAGTGATCTTCACGGTGGCGCTGCCGGTCATGAGGTCTTCCAGTGGGATCGCGCCCGAGAAGTTGGTCATGAAGCCCGAGAAGGCAAACGTAGCATTGGTCGATCCGCCCGACGAAAGCGGGAAACTGATTGTGATCGTCTCAATGGCCGCATCGATTGGTGGGTAGTCATCCGGGTCCCACTGGAACTCCATCGAGAACTCGCCCGCGTCGATCAGGTCGCCAGGCACAAATGTGTGCGCCGTGGTTGTGCCGAGGTGGCTGGTGGGGATGGAAATACGGGTGATCCCGTCAATCGAAAGCGATGTGAAGTTCGCTGTGAAAGACGAGGTACCGAAAACAACGCTTGCGCCTGTGCCGATGTCTACTGGCATGATCTGGATTCCTTATGCAAATGTCGGGATGGAAACACTCCACCCGATGAGATAGTCAATTTGGACGACATCAACCCCGCCCTCTGGGCTGCCACCTTCAAGCGGTGGCGTGTACGAACTTCTTTCGCTGTCGAGGTGGCACATCGAGATGAACACGCCGCTGTTCATCAAGCCCCTGAACCCGTCGAGTGCTTGCCGCACCACTTCGGCTAACGCCTCGGCCCCGACCGGCGAGGTGCCGTAGCAGTCGAGTTGGATGCGGGCGATGGCCTTGCCGGTCGCCGCTGTCATGTGGTGCTTGTGGTCGCCGCTGATCTGATGAATGACCATTCGCGGCTCGGTGTCGGATTGTTCAGACCGGTACAGGCGTACCCGTGTGGTGATTGCGGAGATGCCTGAGTCGGCAACGAGATGTGCGCGAAGGTCGGTCAAGAGGCTCATTTCTTCTTGGCCTCCTTCTTCAGTTCAGTCCACATGCGATCTCGCATAATCCGCTCGCTCGGCGTGCTGTCGTAGGCT